AAGTTTTATGTTTTACACTCCGTATTGCTATTCTGTTTTACTACTGCTAACAGCACCTAACAAAAAGGCTATTTAAAGTACTAGCCGCTTAACGCCCTTCTGTTAGCTGCAAAACGTTATCGGCAAGCGTAAGACGACCACTGCACAGCCATAGCTTTTGCAATTCCATCAAAGGTTTTACTTCTAATTTTGGACACTTCCTTTAAATTGCCTTTGCCTTGCTTTAATGTTTCGGCATACCAAGATGATACCACTTTACCCAAATTTGCTTTTTTCATATCAGGTTCTACAATATTTGTAGGTTCTAATTTTGGTAATCCTTTCAACCATAAGCAAGTCTTTTTATTTACACTATGCCCGTATTCATAAGGTTTGATTATTTGGTCAGGTTTTCGCCATCCAGTATTCAAATAACCAACAGGGTTTTCTATTGCAATCAATGGGCAATCATTATTGTAAATCATTTGAGCAAATTCCATCGCTTCATCTCTTAATCTTAATCGGTTTGCCCTATATTCATCAGTAGCACCTTTTCGTGTCAAATTACACATTCCTGCATTGGTTAAATAAGTGCAAGGCGGAAAGGCAATTATCATATCCCATTTTAGCTTTAGTAATTCCGTTACATCGTTCTGTAAATGCCATTCAGGGTGTCCGCCACTTTGTGGCAATAAATCACAGCTAAAGGCTTCGTGTCCTAATTTGCGTAATTCCTTTGTAACCGATTGACTTTCCTCACAGGCAACAAGCACTCGGAGAACGCCAGCCGATAACACGGGTTTGGCAAAATGGCTGTTCAGTTCTTCTATCAACATTCGTTTTTAATTTTTAAGTTTTGTAATTCTATTTAGCTTCGGGTTCAGCCACTTCGCCAAGCCCGAAAACGTTACCAGCAATGCCTTTCGACACTTGCAATAGTATCGTGTATCGCTCCACCGTGAGAAAACAAACATACTTTTTCGACAGTAAAGCCTCTATTTTGACCCATCGTATTTGAATGGTAGCCAAAAGTTATTACTTTCCCGCCTTGCTTTAATACGTTTGGGATTTCATCTTTTAGTTGCTTGAATGGGCTGCAACGGATTCCTTTATACATCTCCATACTTTTGCGATAAGCATAAGGCGGGTCAAGTAATACCGTATCAAACTTTTCACCTTTCCAAGTCCGCAAAAATTCAAGTGCATCCATTCTGAAATCAGCCAACGCTTCTTCATCAAGGTCGTTTCTTATTTCATCAATATTTAATTTTGTTCGCCCTGCAAAAAGGTTCAAAGTTTTTCCTTCGCAATTACGTTCAGTCCATTCCCTTATAGGCTTTACTGAAAAAGTATAACGGTGTAGCGGACACTTTATGTAATCAAAGGCTGGCACTGCTGGTAACAGCGGTTTTGTGCTATTGCCTACTTTTGGTTTAACTGAATTGTCTGTTTGTGCTTTCATAATCTGTCTTAAATTTAAAGTTTAGGTGTGTTTTTTCGGCAACATCACAAAGCCGAGAAACGTTAGCTACCATATTAAAGACCTTCTTCGTAGTTAAGTTGTTTACTTATTAAAACGGCTTCATGTCCATAATATCCATTGTGAGAATTATAAGCAACAAATTGAAGAAGTCCTTCACTTGTTTCTAAATTCACAAACATTGCACCACCACAATCTAAATACTCAATTTCTTCAATCTTTTTGTTATTTAGTGCTGTATCTGTAATTGAAATTCCAAGTAATTCAGCACCAATAAACTCTTTAGTTTCATCATTGGTAATTATACAGCCGAAATTTTCACAGCAACATTGGCTATCTGAAATTCCTATTTGAATAGTTTGTTGGTCGGTAATAATTTGATAACCATCATAACCGCCCCAGCTTCTTTCTTTTGTTTTGAAGTTCGTTTCTTCAATTCTTAAAATCTTTTCCATTTTTTATATTTTTAAAAGTTTAACATTCAATAAAATACGGTAGCTAACACCGTGTATAAGCAATGGCACATAAGCGGTGTAGTTAATTTGAAAGTGTGTACAAGTGCCACTGCTCATACACGCAAAACGTTATGCGCAATAATTTTTTTTAATATTTTTTTTCCAACGCACATCAAAACAATGTAGTTTGTGCTAAATGAGGAGCAATTCTTTTTTCTGCTATATCAACATATTCCTTGCTCAATTCACTTAGTATCCAGTTTCGTTTCAGTTTGTGAGCCATTTTTGCCGTTGTTCCACTTCCTCCAAAACAATCGTAAACCAAATCATTTTCGTTGCTCCAAGTAAATATGTGGTCGGCAGCCAACGCTTCGGGAAATATGGCAGGGTGTTGGTATGCAATATCTTCTTCTGCTGAATATCCGTATCCGTTATTGTATTTCCAAATGTTATATCGGTAGCCATATTCATCCGTTACTCTACTGCCTTTTTTATCCAATTCGCCATCTTGTTTTCGGTTGCTTTGGTTTCCGAATGTTTTACTTCCTGCCCATCTATTCTTCCTGTCCTTAATTAAATTGTAAGTTTTAGGCTTTCCCTTGCTCAATACAAACATATATTCAAACACTTGGCTATAACGGTTGCTTTTATCATTTGCAGGGTAAGCAGCACCGTTCTTTTCATAAATCATCGTATCGTGTATTAAAAAGCCAACTGATTGAAAATATAAAGCCTGCCTAAAACTTGTCCCACTCTCTCCACCATCAACAACGGAATCTCCCACAATCCAAACAACAACACCGCCTTCTTTAGTTACTCTGTAAAGTTCTTTAGCAATATCTTCAAACGGGAATGAGTAACCATTATAAGTTCTTAAACCATCGTAAGGCGGTGATGTTACTACCAAATCAACGAAACTGTCAGGCATCTTTGCCATTGTTTCTAAATTGCTCTCATTATATATCTTGTTCAAATCCATCGCTAAAAAAATATTAAAAAAATTACAGACGCATAACAGCGGTTTTGTGCAATTTGCCCTATCAACTTTCTGCTATAATTTGAACATTTGTGCAAGGGCAAACTGACACAAAGCCGCCAAACGTTATCACCAATTTTAAGAACGACACCGCAATTGTGGATTTGTTATATCCATTTTATATTTTGGTTTAGGTTCTGAAAGTTGAACATACTCTAATTCTTTAATTATTTTAATGTTTTTAACTACTGGTTCACCATAACTACCAATTCCAACTTGTTCTGCTTCTATTAAATATGCAGGTATTTTACCATCTTGAAAATCATCTAAAAACCAACACAAATCGTATAAAAATCCAGTACTTATTGAAGAAATAACAATGTTATAATTTTCACCTTGTTTTATAAACTGATAACAAGAAACACCTAATTCATCTCGTATTCTACCACAATCTCCATCATATACCCCACTTATTTCATTTTCTGGAATATTCTTGAATCTAATAAAAAACTGGCGATAACACGGTATAAAACCAATAGCGGTTTCGGTGGTGTTCGGTGCGTTTGTGGTTTCTATATTCATTCGTTTAATTTTGAAAGTTATTACTATTTAATCCGCTACTGGTCTTATACCCATTCGTTAGCAGAAAGCACTACTGACCGTCTCCGTAGGGAAGTTCCGTATAAGTAAGTCATCGGGTATCTGCTGAATTTTATCTATCTGTTTGAAAAAATATGGCACTCCTAAAGTTGAACATTCATCACGCATTGACCTTGCCCACTCTAAGTTGAATGGCCTTTTGTGGTGTCCGCTTTCACCGCCTTGAATTATCCAATCAATACCACTCAAATCACCTAACGCTATTTTGTCAAGTTGTGGCTCAATGCTCAAAAAGCGTTTGCCGTTTACTTCTTTCAAATGCCTTACAAGTGTTTCAAACGTTTGTTGGTTTACAGGCGAAGTTCCAAACATCACATTTGCTGGAGGCGTTTCTTTCCAACTTTCAGGAATGTATTTATTAATATTACTTGGTCGTTTTGTGAGTAGCAAAAACATTAAGTTAGGATATAATCCATTTGTAATTTGCTCAAAGAATTTATCCCTTATTTCACCTGTATTTAATTTGTAAACTCTTTCGCTTTGCAACATCATTGGCTTTTCAAAAATATCCATCATTGAACCAACAAATACACGGTGAATTTCACCTGCTTGTTTTGCCAATTTCTGCATTTTCAAAAGTTCGTTCCAAACGCTTTTTATTTCTTTTCGTGGCTTATCATTGCCCCAAATATCATTTCCCCAACGCTTCGCCAATGTTTCAGCGTAGCAATTATCACAACCTTCGTGAACCTTTGTGCATCCGTGCCAAAGATTAGCGGTGTGATGTGTCCATTCAATTTTACTGTTTTGTGCCATATTTTTTTATTTAAGTTTCGGTTTAATTTATCGTGCCTTCTGCTAACAGCGGTTTTGCGAAAGCTGCTTCCAACGCACAATGCAGACGCACAGGCAGCCTATCGCAAAGCCGCAAAACGTTATACTTCAGTTTGTTTTCCCTCCCACCACTCGCCACAATCGTAGTAAAATTCGTGTTCAGGATGGTCTTTAAAAAACTGCTCCAAGTCAATTTCGCACATACAGCAGTCTATAAATTCTTCATTGCCGTCAAATCCGTATTTCTTTGCATCTACTTTGAAGGTGTCTTGAAATTGCCTTACACTTCCAATATCATTTCCGTTTTTAAATCTTATTGAATCACACATATTTTTACTCTATTAAGTTAATTCCACCGTACACAAACCGAACGTATAACAGCAGCTAAAACGTTAGCCGCAAGCCTAAAGCAGCACTACGTATTTACGATTTCGTTTACCATACCATAGCAATATTTTATTCTCTCTTGTAAATCCTAATCTTGGACTTAACTGAATTTCTACTACTAAGGCAATTATCAATATTGCTATTATTGTTATCATTCTATTTTAAGTTTGTGAGGCTGCAAAACGTTAATTCCACATTTTCAACTCCCCTTCCACCGATTCAATTTCACTTTGTATTTTCAACCTAGTGTGAGTATCAAATCTACTAAGCCCTATTTTGTGGTAAATAAGGTTTAAAAGATAGTTATTCAACCTTTGGTAGTCCTCAACTGAAAGAGGCTCTTTAATTGGTGTTTCTTTGCTTAGAAAGTGCTTGGTGAATAGTTCTCTCATGGTTATCTAAGACAAGGCTTAAAAACAGAAACATCAAAATCATTAACAGATACGGGCTTAGATTTATCGAACGCAGACTCAATAAGCAAATCAGCTTCGGTGCTTTTTAACGCTGCTTTATAGGCTGAAATTTGTTGGTGCGTTAGGTTTGTGTAATCCACATCCGCAGAAGCCATAGCCCCTTTCACGTATTCATCCGAATGGTTTATTTTGGTCATCACCCATAATCTTAGTAACTTTTTCATTTTTATATTTGTTTTTAGTTTAAATTATTTTCCCGCAAGTGTTAAGTAAGTCGCCAATCCGATTACAATAGTTTCAATTATCCCAAAAATCCCGACTTTGCGCCATGCTTTTTTTCTTCGCTTTTCCCTTTCAAGTAAGGATTCCTTTTCTGCTAACTTTTTCGCCTGTCCTTTCTCAACGCTTTCGTGTATTAAATTTAGGGTGTTAGCCTTTCCTAGCTTGTCGGTTAATTCAATTCGTGAACTATCGCAATAGTCTTGTATTGAGTCCTTTTTCATAAGCAGTTCTTGACATTGAACATTCTGCTTCATGTATCGGGTTGAGTAGCGGAAATCGTCTAGCGTTTGGGCGTGTAGTCCGCTAGTTAATAGGAGTAGGGTTAGGAGTTTTTTCATTGGTTATTTTTTCTATTAATTGCTCGACCTCATATATTGCATTTGCCGGAATATTAAAGTGGTCTGAATTGTGTTCTTTGTGTAAGTTTTCCCACATCCAATTCATGTTATACTTTGCATTATTAAGGACATTTAATATTTCTTCTATAGCCATTTCATTTATCAATTTGTTTGTTAATACTAATCCACCTAAACCATTCCTTCATTACTAAGCTATCATGGGTAGGCTTTTCTTTGCGTTTCATCTGCTTTTGTAATGTATCTGCCCTTACTTCCACCTTTGCTCTCAAGCTATCGTTTAAACGTATATTTCGCATATCCGCTATTTCTGCTTTTAGGCTGTCGATTTCTCGGCTGCGGTCGATTGGTGTTTCCGGCTTGGGCTTGTTGCAAGAATCGTAAAAGTGTAACAAGTTTAGCGCAAGTATTATAAAAACGCAAATATCCGAAAATCTGCTTAGTTTAATCATTTTAGTACCGATTTGATTTTTCTTGCATTAAACTTAAACATAAACTCCTTACTCGACTCGGTGGTTTTGTTAGTAATATCAAAGTACAAAACATATCCATCCCTTTCGTCGAGTACAATATAATCACGATAAAATGGCTTAGTTGTATCGTATGGGTTTTTATCTTCTATTTCTATTTCATATCGCCAAATGTCGCCAACTCTTGGGTGAACAAACCATCTATTGTATTCGCTCTTGAATACAGCAGCAACACAAAAAAATATAAATACTGCTATTGCTAGTCTTTCGTAAAACTTTTCCTTTTTCATCGGCTATTTTATTAAGGTTAGTACTCTGTATTTCCCATCGGTTATTTTGGGGCTTATTGTCCAAATTCTATTTTCTACTGTTTTAAAGGTTTCAACCTCACACTCTACTCGGTCGGGTAGGAGGGAGGAAATTGTTTCGTCAAATGTTGGAGACTTTAACTTTAGCCCAAGTTGTCCATGTGTTGAACCGAACATTTCAGCCCCTAAATTACCACCCGCCACAAATATTTTTTCTGCATCCTCCCTTGTAAATAGCTTTTCTTTGTTGAGGCGTTGGGCTTCATTAAATCCGTCAATCCAATCCATTCTAAACAACCTAAACAAGGCATCGCTTCTAAATGTTATTCCTTTTTTAATTATATACACATCTACCAACCTATCCACATCCCAAATCCCCCATAGTTCACTAATACCTTTCGATACTTCTTCTGAAAATTCAAGTTCTTTATCCGAAACAACTCCGTCAATTTCGAGGGCTATTCCTTGCTCTGTTTTTAATAGGTGTGTTTTCATGTTATTTGGTTTAAAAAATGTTTTTATTTGCATTCAATGCAAAGGTTTGCAATTACGGATTTGAATATCTGCCGACTAGCACCGCAGCACTCGCAAATCCCTGATACAAACTCAATCGGTTTTGGTATTTTCATCATGCTGTTTTCATGTTACACTTTGCACTCTTACCGACAAACTCGGCAAACTCCTCCTCTGTAAAAACAATTCTTTTGGCTTTTACGATTGAAATTGCATCATGGTCGTTGCTGTAAATTAAACCGTTGGTAAAATCAACAGGCAGGTAAATTTCTTGTGGTTCTTTTTTCATGTTACATTTTATTAAGTAGTTTATAAAGCCTCTATGAGCTCCCATGATAAAACATATTCCGAAATATCAGCAGAGGCATCATTTTCCCATGCTTTCCCACCCCATGTGGCTATTTGTAGACCGCTTGAACAATATTCGGGAACGTAAACAATGTATGTTTGCCCGATAAAAGGAGTTGGTGGATTTTGTTTAAAATTTATCTTCATGTTACATTTTATTAAGTTCGGTTAGTACTTCATTCCACTCTGCTCGTTCCGATGAATTTTCGATTACTAGCGGGATTGCTTCCATTATCTCCTTTACGCATAGGATAGCGCATTGAATAGCCTCGTATTCTGTAATTTGAGAAAAACCTGTTAATGTCTTTACATTGTAAAACTTTTCTACAAGTTCCTCCGCTTTTTCTTTTGCTTTTGCTGTCATGATTAGTTATATTTTAATGCCTGTTATTGACTCAAATTTTGCAGCATCGAAATTAGGTAAATCAATAAAAGCTTGCTTATCTTCTTTGCTTAAATTCCCCCATAAATTAGCCCATGCTTCTTTTAGCGTAATTGTTTTTAAATATCCCTCAGTGGTTTCGTATTTTGGATTATCCTGTTTTTCTTTTTCTGTCATTATCGACATTGGTACAAAAATTACAGGTTCTAAATTACCCATTATTTGTACTGGTTTTGAGTTTTCCCAATCCCTAACATTTATATTTGTAGGAGCATCGAATAGCCAAATTTTAGGATTGTTATCTAAACAGAAAGCACCGCTATTCCTGTAACCGCTATTACTGTCACCGCTATTCCTGTCACCGCTATTCAAGTTACCGCTATTCCTGTAACCGCTATTCCTGTTACCGCTATTCCAGTTACCGCTATTACTGTTACCGCTATTCCTGTTACCGCTATTCTTGCCACCGCTATTACTGTCACCGCTATTACTGTAACCGCTATTCCTGTCACCGCTATTCCAGTTACCGCTATTACTGTTACCGCTATTACTGTCACCGCTATTCCTGTAACCGCTATTCTTGCGACCGCTATTACTGTAACCGCTATTCGCATAGCCTGTATTTTCTTTCCCTTGATTTGCTACTTTTAATACTTCATCCCAAGTTAGAATTTTGCCAACAAAAAGAATATCGGTGCAAATTTTAGAATCATCTGGATGTGTTTGAATTTCTCCTCTTCCTTCAACTTCGCAAACAATATTAGCAGAGTGAAACGAATAGTAAGAAAAGCAGTCGGCTGCATTGGTGCAGAAATGGAATCCGCTTCTACAAATTTCTATTTTGCCATTGTGTTTAAATTCTGTGTTTTCAGAATATTGAAATCCGTTTTCTTTTGATTTAAAATCGGGTGTAAAAACCTTAAACCCTTTTACTGTGTTTGTTTTCATAGTTTAGTTATTTTAGATTATTCTTTTCTCCAAATTCGTATTCCATTAGCCTCTGCGGATGATGTAAATTTCATCATAGAGCCACCTCTAGCAGCGTGGTAAATACACTTGCTTAAAAGTTGGGAATGAAAGCTTTTTAAGTTTTTACCTTTAGGGCATTTCTCCATAAAGCTGTCGCCTACTTCCATACTTAACAAGGCGTTTCTAAATTCGTGCGAACGCTTAATAAAGTTGCCGCCTTTTGTTATTCCTTTTTCGATTGTTATCATTTGTTATAGTTTTATTGATAAATATTTCTGCAAACTTCGGATATGTTATTGACACTTCCAAATTTATTTTGTTAAATCTTTTCGGGTAAAAGTTTATAATCCTGTTTGATAAATAAGCAAGCTATCGCCCATTGAGTATTAGCATGGGTAGAACTACCAACTTCAAAAAAACCTTTTATTCGCTTGTAGCTATTAATTGCTGTTGCGTGGTTTTTATTTCCTGTCACCTCTGCTAATTCCTTCCAAATAAATTCGGGATAGTTAGTGTGAATATAGTAGATAATGTGGTGTCGGATGTCGGATAGTTCCCTTTTTCGGCTTCCTTTTTTCTTTTTCAAGTCCTCTAGCGTTACTCCAAAGTGAGCGGCTATTTTTGAGGCAATGCACGTTAATTCCGATGGTTCGGATGAAATTTTAATTATCCTAGATTCAATCTCGCCATAGGTAGGCATTGAATTAAATGTTTTTGTTTTCATTTTTTCGGTTATCTATTAATAATTGTTAGCTATGCGATACTTGTTTTGCAAACCTTAGGCAGTCTGCTAGTTGGCGGTCATTGCCGTTTTAACTTCATTACTTTTTTCAACCTTCTGAAATCTTGATTAACTATTAGTTATTTATTTTCCTCCGCATACCTTAGATTGCAGAAGGTGTCAATATTATACATTTTACTTTTATACTCAACAAATCTTTGCCCTCCGCTACCTTTGTCTTGCTGCGAAAATAAAGCGTCAAATTCTGCTATAAATCCATCCAAAACTTTTTCTTGCTCGGTGCGCTCTCTTTTTATTTCGGGCTTGTTTTTCGTTATTAGCTTATTGGCAAATTCTAAAAACTTTTCATTAACCGATGTTCCTAAAAGCGGCTCTTTCATTTCCGATTTACGTTCGCTATTTTCACGCATCCGCAGCGATACAATTTCATTTTCCCTCTCTTCGTCGTACTTGTTAAAGCAGTAGTGAATTTTACTTTCGTCAATGCTTTCATAAAACTTTTCAATGTACTTGCACTCTTTAATATTTTGGCAGCACCTTTTAAAGTCCTCCGGTGAATAGTTCCAAAACTTCTCAATTAGCGCATCGCACAAAGCAGAAATTTGAAGCGTGTTCATTCCTTTGCCAAAGTTGAAAACCTCCACTAAATCGGCTATAAAGTACACCACCACCGCTTTAACTTCAACCCCTTCACGTTTCAGCTTGTTAATGCTTCCATAAGGAGAGTTTATGCAATCGCTAATACTTTTGGCTTGAAGAGTTGGTAACGATTGAGAGAGCTGCGTCTTTAAGACTTGTAACTGTTTGTTTGTTGTTTGTAGGTTTTGCATTGTTTTTCCATCTAGTTAATCGTTTTTCAATATCGAATACTTTTTCTTTTTCGTAGCGCATTTTCTTAGCACCTTCGCTATGTTCAGCCCAATATGAGCAAAATTCATCTAGCATTTTACGCTCAAATTGCATAGCGAATAAATACACCCGATTGTAGAATAATTGCTTTCGCTTTTCTAGTTCCCCATTCTCAAAAAAAGAATCCAAAAACCGCTCAACTGTTAAGTGTGAATTGTCGTAATTGTATAAAATTTGGCTTAGTTCTTTTCGTGTCATAAGTAGTAGGTTTTAAATCTGTTTTCTTGTAATTCACTTTTAACATCAATTTTGTAATTGTCCCGCAAATCTTTAACCCTTCGGCGTAAATCCCCTATTCCGTATTTAATCAAAGCGTCCGTAGTTGTTAGCCTTTCGCCTCGCTTCATTGCTTCGTAAACTATCCGGCATTGGTTTGAGAAATGCTCAATGTTTCCGTTGAAAATCGCTTGGCTTTCTTGGTTGTTTTCGATGTGAAAGTTGATTTGTGTTTGCATGGGTGCTATTTAAATTTAATCGTTGTATTTGTTTTTTGGTGAATGTTTATTTCGATGTATTCCTTCCCTTTTTCTACTATTACCTTTTCAACACGAAGGGAATAAATATCCTTATCGTTTATGAAATACTTTTTTTGAATAATATCCAAAATAGGCTTTAGCGGATTATCGATGTCGCTTGCTTTATTACTGAACCCAAACTCAATATAAATAGTGTATGGCGGTGGTGGCAAACTTTCTTTTTTAAGCAGTAGCAAGCAAGCCTTTTCGTACACCTTGTAAGCGGGTGTTTTAAATCTTTTACCTTGCCAACACTCATTAACTGAAAGCGTTTTTATTTCTATTCTCATCTTTTTGCTACTATTGATTTTAGGTATTCTGCTGTTAAAATGTTGTCGTGCGCTTGGTTGTGGTGTTCCCTACATAGTGCTATTAAGTTTTCCGGTGCATCCTGTTCGTCCTTTCTTTTGCTCCCAAATTTAGACCTAAAAACAATATGATGAATATCGTTGGAAGCACCACCGCAAACCTCGCAAGGGATAAAATCGCCTGTTGATAGCCTTAGCGAATTAAGATAGTTTTTAACGTGATTTTGCATTTTTAAACTCTGCTTTACACTCTCTGCATTTTTTGGGCTTAGGGGGCTTCATTTAGGTTAGTTTTCAATTCGATAATTTCAGTTCCTGTATCATATCCAAAATTGTGCTTATTGCTGATGTTTCTGAAAAGTCGGTTATCTGAATACACTTGGCAATTTGCAACGCATTGTTTTATATCTTCAAATTTAGCTTTGCCAAAATCTTGGCTTTCTCCGCTAAAAACAAACATATCGGTATGTTGCAAATATCTAAACCAACCACCGCCTTTTACTTTAGTTAAATCAGCAGCAATCTCTTTATGATATGTTACTTTCATTAATATTAATCTATCATCTTCCATAATAAATTTGGGGAACTTTTCCATAGTTTTTAAGTTTAAAAAGTAGGGGGCTATTAACCCCCCGTTGGTTAAAAAATTAGATTAAAAATGCAGCGAATCTATATCGTTGTTATCCGGTATGTGCCGCGGTGCTGTTTCCTTCGGCTTGTCACCACTAGGTGTAATTTTGTAAATTTCAAGCGAATTAAAGTACTTAACCTCTTGCGCTTGGTTTACATATTCCTTGCCTTGCAAATTAAAATCTACGGTTACTTCTTGCCCTACCGAACACTTATCAGCTAAAGCGCATCTGTCTTGGTTAAGCTGAAATAAAATAGTCTGCGGGTACGTTGGATTGCTTGCATCCGTAATTACCACGTAACGTTTTTTGAATTTATCGGACACTTGTTGAGTTTCTCCGATTACTTTTACTTTTCCTGTTAGTTGCATTGTTTATTTGTTTTGGTTAATTGATTATTTTTTATAATTATAAGTAGCGTATTCTACCGATAGCATATTTTCGTCTTTTGGGTATTCCCCAATTTTAGTAAAATGCTGTAATGTGTTTTCTTTTTCCTTGCTAAATGGGTAAAAGTTTTCGCAGCCATACTTTAGTGAAACCATGTCATTTTCCGGCTCTTCATACATTTGAAATGTAACTGCATCGTCCATAGTTATAACATGGGCTTTCATTTTTAAATCATCCCCTCTTTTTACAATGATTCCTATTTTGTCTGCATAGTGAAATTCACCATTTCCGCTATCTTCTGAATAGAAAACAATATCATTTTCTTTTACGGAGGTTCCATCTTTGTAAAAATATAATTTTTCAACTGTTTCCATTTTGTTTATTTGTTTTGGTTGTTATTAATTTACTTTTTTAGATAATAAAATTCATCGCCTACCCTTGTTACTTCTGTCAATCCAAAGATATTGCTACTTTCCTTTACCTTTCTGAACTTGTTATTTTTCATTTGAAGGTAGAAAAATTCTACAAAATCAATAGTGGTTGCGTTTTTTAAAAGCTCTACAAGTTGCTGTTTTTTAGGTGCGTATTGTTCAACTGCCTTTAGTATGTTTTCTTGCACTTCGGCATCGGGTGAAAATTCGTAAATCTTAAACCTATCCGATAAAGCCATTGGGTAATCTTGCCAATTTTCTTGCGCCCACAATTCGGGAGCGGTTAAGTAAAAACAAAGAATCCCCATTTCTGAACCTGTGGCTATCATTTGCATTTGCACTTGTTGGTAGTACTTGGTCGGCACTCTGTCGATTTGCTCCAAATAGGTATCAATGTAGTAGGGGCATTTAACATCGCCTGTAAAGTTAGCACCTATAAAGTCGGGGCTTGCGCTTGCGTGTTCGTTAATGATTACGCTTTTATCGTGCCATACAGCATCGGGATAAGCGGGTTTAACACATAGTTCAAAAGCATTGTATTGATTAGCTACACCATGCCTAGTGGCTGCGGTTTCAAACTCATCTTTTATTCCTAATTCGAGCAGCGCAAGTTCTAGGCAGTAAGTAGCGGCTGTTTTGCCTGTTCCATGTGCTAGTAACCTACTGATATGGCTTGCTGAAAAATTAGCCATTTAAAGCCACCTTTCTTTTAGTGAATAATGCCTTAATTGCCTCGTCCTTTGGTGCTAATTGATTAAAATAAGCGGTTACCTCTGCCATTGAATTAAGCAATTCCAATTGTTCCGTAACGATGTCAATTTCTGCCTGTTTTTCAAGTGAAACAAGTTTTGTTTTTTCATTGTCGGGTTCTGCCTCTGTTTCGTCAATTAGGAATAATCCGTTAAGGGCGTACTTTCTTGCGTAGCTGCTTGCCGTTCCTGTGCATTGCTCGGCACTCATTCCCTTGTGTTCAGAAAGTTCAGCATAACCCTTAACTATAATTGTTTGCGCATCTACAATAAGTGAGGCGGTGGCAATTAAAAATAATTTACTTCCAATAGCATTAATTTCATCGGTCAGTGTGAGGCTTGCATTATGCTTTAAAAGTACTGGCTTAATCACTTCTAAAATTTGCTCTGCACTTCGGTACTTGTATTTTCCGAATGAATTGTAACTACCCTTTGGTACTCTGACCTCGTTTTGAATATTTGTTAGCGTTGTTTCCATGTTTTAAATTTACGGTTTTTTAGGTGAATAAACAAACATATTTCTGTAATTTAATATCCGATAATAGCGCATTAGCACATTGTATTCGGGCTTCTTTTTCGGGTGAGTTGTTTTCATTTAAGTTTAGATAAAATTCGTTCGATTGTTTCAGTAGGTAAATCAAATTGATGTGAGCAGCCTATTTTAATCTTTGCTTTTTGATGCTTTGATACGATTAAGGCAGCTTCCCAAAATTCCTTTGTGAACTCGTAGCCGGAAATTCTTGTTGAGCCGTTGTGTATTTCTACCGAATACCCACCAATTTCAATCTTCTCGGCTGCTAACACTAATTGTTTTGCAGCATTAAATTCAAAGTAAGAAATAACATCTAGTATGTATCTTTTGTCATTAATTTCTGCGTTGTAGGCATTTGATTTAATATTTTCTTTTGAGCCGTTAGAACCAAGTCTATAATACTCACTTCCGTATAATTTATCAGAAGTTACTTTTGTAATATCAAAATAATCAACATCGCCACCGCTCCAAGTTTTTCTGCAAAAATCCCCAGCTTTAAACTTCACTTCCTCGTAAACAGGCTCGAACCATAACTCTAGGACTCTGGCTTTTCTTAATATTTCTCCTTCTTTACTTGTGGTAAAAAAGCCATTATTATTGTGAACCACAAAGTTATCTAATCCACAAATTTTCAATGCTGCCTCTCTGTATTGTTTGCAGTCCTTTTTTAATTCCCACCCTATCTGCTTTCTTTCTTCCCAATCTATTTGGCTAAACTCGATGTAGGATGAGGTTGACATGACTGTATTGTAATCCCAATCGAATTCACTTCCATCCCATCTGTAAAACCTACCAATTCTTGCATCGGCTTTATATTCTTTGTACTTTTCATAATCAAACGCCTGTATTAATCTTAATGCATTTTCTCCAGTACACTTAACCCAAATGCCCTGTTCTTTAATTTCTGAAATTTTAAATGTTTTCATTTGTTTCTGTTTTTAAGGTTTCTATTAATTTAATTTTTTCTTGGGAGATAAGTATCTCAACCATGTTTTCTACCCGCAGAATTACTATTTCGGGGGTGTTGTGCTGCTTTAGATATTCGATTAGTTCGTCCATGTTATTAACTGTTTGAATTTTTCAACTCCGTAAGCATTTGTTTTTTCTAGGATTGGCAACAATTCAGATGCTTTGTATTTTTCTTTTGTCATGTTGTTATTTTGCATCCAACTTTTTACACCCATTTCGCAAGCCCCTGTTAGTAATCGGTAGTACTGAATGGTAATTATTGTATCCTTTTTAATAGGTGCTTTTTTTAGCTTTTGAACAACTATTTTAAACTCTAAGTCTTGAATGGATTTTTTAACCGTATTCCCATGAGCCGTAAATCTTCCTTTCTTAACTAAGAATCCATAAGCCAAAGTAAAAATAGTGTATCCGCTTTTTTCTGAAACATTTTTAACTTTTGATAGCACACCGTCGAAGAAACAATATCCTTTTTTTTGGTTGTAACCCGATTCTAGTTGCTTGGTGTTTTTTCTTATTTTATCAGCACTAGTTAGGCTTCTCAAATCGAGATAACCGTTGATAGTAGTACCTTTTAGGAAATCCTTATCAGCACTAGTTAGGCTTCTCAAATCGAGATAACCGTTGATAGTAGTACCTTTTAGGAAATCCTTATCAGCACTAGTTAGGCTTCTCAAATCGAGATAACCGTTGATAGTAGTACCTTTTAGGAAATCCTTATCAGCACTAGTTAGGCTGCTCAAATCGAGATAACCGTTGATAGTAGTACCTTTTAGGAAATCCTTATCAGCACTAGTTAGGCTGCTCAAATCGAGATAACCGTTGATAGTAGTACCTTTTAGGAAATCCTTATCAGCACTAGTTAGGCTGCTCAAATCGAGAGAACCGTTGATAGTAGTACCTTTTAGGAAATCCTTATCAGCACTAGTTAGGCTGCTCAAATCGAGATAACCGTTGATAGTTATTAGTCCGTTTTCGGTTACGGTTACGGTATAATTAGTTACACCGTATTTTTTTAATAATTCAATTTGTTTTTTTGTTTCTGTTTTCATGTTAGTTAAAGATTAGTTCAAATATTTCATCCCAAATATTAGGGTCTATTTTGTCGATGTATTTGGTAACATCAAACCCTTTAAAAGTTACTGAATCAATTTTAAATTCGTCGGTGTCGGGTGGCTGACCGTAGTCCCCTTTGAATTTAGCGGGTATGTGGGTGTAGTCAATATCTAGCGACTTGCCTCTTAGTTCGATTGTCATAGCTAAAATTTAAAGATTACACGCAAGCCAACGAACACTAAAAATAGTGCGAAAATCGTTATTAAAACAGCAGCAATAGCCGTATCAATTCCCGACATAAAAGGTTCGCTTGGTTCTACTCCGGTGTCCTCGTTAAATTTTCGGTTTGTCTTTTTCATGATTTTTTAGATTAATACTAATTGTTCTTGTTCGATTTGCTCTGCAATGTTTTTTAGTGTTTCTTCTGCAAAGGTTTCTGACTCTTGAATTGGGCGTAATTTTTCGGGGTCGTAAGAAATAAATTGACCAAATTCTTTTAATACAACCCACCCATCTGAACAAATGCTAGAAACAGTATATATTTCGCCTTTTATTGGAAAATTAATATCTGTCATGTTAGTCCATTTAAAGCCTGTTGATAGGCTATTTTCTTGACATTCAAACTCTTTTATACAAACTACTTTTTGTCCGATTTTAAACATGATTTCAGTTTTTAAGTTAGTCCTTTATTCTTATTAACTCAACAGGCACTCCAACACCCTTACCATCGTCTCTTTTGTCGTAAATAGACAATACTTCGCAGTCCCCTAGTTGGATAGACCACACTTTTTGACCTAGTTTAAATTTTGTTTCCATTGTTTATTTCTTTTTTGAAAGTTTATTAAATTGTGTAATGTATTGTTCGTTGGTTGCGCATTGCACTATTGAAAAAGCATTTAATTTAAGCCTTTCTATGTGTTTGCTTTCTGTTGTTTTGTCTGCCACAAATGAAACAAGCCCCTTTACAATTTGCGTATGTAGGTTATATCCTAACTTTTCCTTTAAAAAAGCAATAAGCTCAACCGACCTATCAAAGTGTGGGTTTTTCACAATAAACGCCCCATTTCTTATCATTGCGGGTTTTGCGCTATTATTGGAATAAATAACCAAGCAATTACTTACACCAAATCCTGACTCTGAAACAAATTGCTCAATATCCTTATAGCAAGGACTACCAAGTTTTGCGTAGTGATGGATATATTCGGGGTATCTCCAAATGTTTGATGTTGAATTTAAAACAATCATTGATTCGTTAGAATCGATAGTATCAATTTCGTAAAGAACCGGAATACCTAATTGTTTAGCTGCGTAAAAACGGTGCTGACCATCAGTAATTTCCATTTTAGCAGTTACGGTAATAGGCTTGCTGTTAAAAAATCCATACTTCTGCATAGACCTGGCGAGCGCATCTACATGGGTTTGACTAATCGCCCGATTGGACTTTAAAATTTTAAATTGGTTGTAATTTGTTGTTTTCATTTTGTTTTTAGTTTTTAGAGTTGATAATTTTTTGAATAGCACCTAAAAGGATTGCAATAGTTCCGATTTTATCTACTTCATGGTCGAGCGAATATTTAACGCTGCCTTCGGCTTTTCCGGTTACTTTGGCAATTCGATAAATGCTAATGTCGTGCTTTTTGATTAGCCTTTTTATTTCTTTGTATTCTGCTGCTGCTGTCATGTTTGAAGTTTTTATTAATTGATTACGGCACAAATGTAGGTTAAATTTCCATACTACAAAACGCCATACATTAAAAAATATAATTTATTTTCTAACTTACTGAAAATCAAATAGAAAATCGTACATTGCTCCTTGCGGTCCTGTTAAAACGATTTTATTGAGTTGTAGCGGGTGTAAAAACGATAGGACCATTGATAATAAAGGAAAGCGCAATCGGTCCAAACAATTATTTTGTCACATATTTATCGTAAAATTGTGACAGATTAAAAAAAAGTTACATTTTATTTGGAAGTGAATTTTATTATTCAGATATTTGCAGAGTGAAGTAGAGCAGTTGGTAGCTCGGAAGCCTCATAAGCTTCAGGTCGTGGGTTCGAGCCCCATCTTCGCAACAAAAAGTTGTTACTTTTCGCAGAGTTCAAAACAACTAATAAAAATAAATCGGGCAACCGACAAAAGCAAACAACCCTACAGAACCCTGCGACATTACCGTAGGGTTTTTGCATTTATAGGGTTTTTAGTCCAGCTTTACATTTCCGAAAGGAAGCCCAAATAACTCCCAAGTTATTAAATAAAGCAGAAGTTGAGTTGCTTACGCTTGTATTAAAGAGTTTGTGCGCTGTTTAAAGCTAACATCACAAGACCTGCATACCTAAAGTAAATACAAGCACCACCAGCAGGGATAGTGGATATTTGAGCATAGTCAGCTAAAGAAAACTAAGGGTGAAAAAGGTTTTCTTAAATACTTGTAATTACAAACTTGAAAAGTCAAGGTAGGTAATGCAGGGATTTAGAGCTACTATGGAATGAATTAAAAATAAAAACATGATTTTAACAAAAGATTTAATCGAAAAAGGAAAAAGTGTTAATAATGGATGGAGTACCGCCCAAATGAAAGTGCTATGTGAAGATTGCCACAGCGTAGAGCATAACAGGGACTTGACAGTTAAAAAATTTTCTTGAATTTTAAAGTATGTCACAAAATAAACACTAACTAAATGAGCAAATCAATTTATAAATCAGAATATAACTGTGATTGCGGTGTAAATAACGGCAGTTGTGGTGCTAAATGTGCTGTAATTATAATTTCAAATAACACTACCGATTTGTATTGTATTTACCATACTGACGGACACCAAGACCATAGAACAAACTTAGGAGGATTGGTTATTTTTGGAGATGCATATTTGCAGGCATTAAACAAAGCCATAAACCTAGAAAACAGCAACGAACAAGACTTAACACCAAGCGAAATAATCACAATTAAATTTTAAAATTAACAATCACTAAATAAAAAAATGAAAATAAAACTAAATATCTTTAGCGTATTCCCAAATGATGGGATAATTGTAGGTTGCAACGAAGCCGGAACTAAATTTTCAGCATTAATAAGATTTACAAACAAGGCAAAAACTCAAAGATTGGTAGAGTTTGCAAGTAATGAGTTTAACTCTGAAAAGAAAGCGATTAATGCACTAATTGACAATTTGTATAGCGAAGAAGGCTATCGTACTATTTGTAACGCTTATAATCAATAACAATCACTAATAAAAACAAAATGGACAGACAAAAATTAATTCACGACTTATTTGTGGGAAAAGTAGCGGAGGTAATCGGATTTGAAAAAACCACAAAACTTTTAAGAGAGTCTATGGAGGCAATCGATAAAATGCTTGTGGATATAAAAAAAGCCCAAGAAATTAAAACAAAATAATTTGCAGAATCAAAAAAAACATTATATTTACAACCGTTTTCATAGGTGTTAGTTGAGGGGGAGCGGATAAAACCTACTCCCCTTTGCTTTAATAAAATGAACATTACAAATAAGCATTTAGAATTTATCCGACTTGTCGCAAATGGTGAGAACCAGGTTAGCGCATATAGACTAACTAACACTAACAAGTCACTAACTGCCGGAACTGCAAAAGTAAATGCCTCTAAATTAGCCAAGAAATACGCTGTTTTAATCGAACAGGAGAAGGAAAAGCTAAAATCCGTACTAGACCAAGCAAGAAATAATACAGTTTCTCAAATCGCAGAAATGCAAATAATGACCGCAGCCGAAAGAATGGAAGTGCTTTCAAAAATTGCAAGGGGTGAAATACCTTTAAAAAAACCAATGGTTTGCGATGGGCTTATCCATGAAATAGATGTTGTTCCGGATTGGATGGATAGAAAGAACGCTATTGCTGAGCTTAACAAAATGGATGGAAGCTATGCACCCGCAAAACAGGATGTAAATATATCAAACATTCCCGCTCCAATTATAGACCTATCCGGTAAATGACAATTGATTTAGCTATTAAAACAGTTTGTTATGTATTAGAGTTAGACCGTGACACGCTTACTTGCTCAAATCATTGCAAACAAAATAGCAGCTATTCAGATGCGAGGATAATAGTTACCTATCTTTTAAGGTCAAAGAAACCACCCGAAAAGCTAACGGACATTGCGCTTGCGCTAGGTAGGGTTAAATTGGATGGGACAGGCGACCACTCGGCAACGTTATACTACTATCGAAAATACGAATGTTATAAATTCTCAAAGGATGCTAATTTTTTAGCCAAACTAGAAAAGGTTAAAAATGCGTTCGTCGAAAAATAGTATCGAAAAACAGCCCTTAATAAAAATTCATGAGCCGTTCGTCGATGGAAAATAGAATTAAGCTAAGCGGAAAACAAATCATTGCTTGGACCTACTTAGAAGATAAAATAACATCAGAGTTATTCTATGGCGGTGGTGCGGGTGGTGGTAAGTCTTATTTAGGGTGCATTTGGCATATTTACAGGCGTGTAACCTACGCAGGGAGTAGGGGCTTAATAGGTAGAGCAAAGATAGCCATACTCGAACAGTCCACACTTGTAACCTTGTTTAAGGTAGCTAATTTAATGGGCTATAAACAAGGCACTCACTACAATTACAACTCTCAAAAGCATACGATTAATTGGGCGAACGGAAGTCAAACAGTTTTAAAGGACTTATTCCTTTACCCATCAGACCCCGACTTTGCTAGTTTAGGCTCAACAGAATATACGGACGCTTTTATAGATGAAGTAACAGAGGTAAGTTTAAAAGCATTTGAGATTGTTTCCACTCGTATAAGGTGGAACTTAGATTTATACGGACTAACGCCTAAATTACTTTGCACCGGAAACCCTAGCGATGGATGGGTAAAAGAAAGGTTCGTTATTAAGGATGAAAAGGTAATCGAATTACAGCCCCACCAACAATTCGTTCAAAGTTTGGTAGATGAAAACCCCGACGAACAATTTAAGGAACTGTATAAACTCCAACTCGAAAGACTAAGCAGCGACTACGATAAACAAAGATTACTTTATGGAGATTGGAACGCTAAACGCGATGTAAGCAATCCTTTCGCTTACCAATGGAGAGATTCTTTTGTAACCAATACCCCTTTTTACGATTTTAGAAAGCAGCTAATAATTTCAGTCGATTTTAACTTAACTCCTTTTTGTGCTACACTTCACCACTTTTGGCACGATAAGGATGGTTGGCATTGGCATCAGTTTGATGAAATAGAAATAGTAAAAGGCTCAATTCCTGAAATGATTGATAGATTAACCGCTCCTTATGGTGTTTCGCTTCCATCCGCAATTTTAACAGGCGATTCAATGGGAAAGACAGGGCAACTTGGAGAGCGGGACAATGCAAGCCAATACATTCAACTATTAAGAGGGTTAGGAATGAGAGAATCACAGTTAAGAGTTAGGGGTAATCCTCGCCACACCGGAAGCCGAACAATGACTAACTACGTTCTTGCAAACCTCCCAGACTTTCAAGTACATTCAAGGTGCAAAGGTAGTATAAGGGATTGGAGAAACGTTCAAATTGATGCGTTTGGTGAGATTCAAAAGAAAAACAGAAACGACCTAAACCAAAGAGCCGATTTTATCGACACTAATCGCTATGTGGTGCATAATATTTTAAATGCATGGATAGACCAGCACCAAAAAGCGAACAAATATATTTAACATTCAGCACTAAACTTACCTTATTAATTACCTTTGCCTTATGAGTTATTGCGCACCCTGTTCAGCACTTACACCGATTGAAATTTGCACAACTGAAATTACAATCGGAACAGCAAATGCTGACACGCTTTATTATATCTATTTCCGTTCACTTGCTAATGGTTGGACTGTAAAGTATGAAGCAACATCGGATTCGGACGGACTTATAATTGTTGAGTCCTTAACAGGATTCGTTTTAGCTGAAAACACCGGATATGAATTGTGGATAAACCAAACTGATAACATCGACGATAGGGAGGATTTTACAAGTGGAGGATTAACTAACGAATGTTTTACAACAAGTTTTATGAGAAAAGCACCAAGCCCAACACCAACACAGTTAAAACGATTGCTTTATATTAATGGAACTGTTTTAGGTGACAATACCAAAGAAACGGCTTTAAAAACATGGCTATCAACAAAGGGAATAACTATGCCAATCTTTTACTTATCGACTTACCTAGACGATTCGGGAAATAGAACTAAAATGCGCACGTTGAACATAGCTTTAAACACGCAAGGAATAACCAAGCGTTCGGCAAACGTAACGCAGTCAATTAATGCTATTAATTTAGCAGATGCCGGAACACCAGCAGCCTATAATGTTGGGTGTGCAACAGCAGCAGAAAGATTCAATGTATTCAGTCAAGAATGGGAATTTTGGAAGGACAATCCTTACGGAAACTTCGCACAATTCAAAATTGACGACTTAGCTATTTATAACTATTGCCAAGCGAACGGTATTCAATACGATATTTACGTTGCAAGGTGTAAAGATGTTGATGGGGATTTTACACCGGAGGAGGTAGCGGATTGGTTGGTAGCTAAACACGATACTATTTACTTAGTGGATTATGTTTCAACTTCAAAATTTAACACTTACAAAGGTTTGAGCGACGGTATTAAGGTCCAAATACAACTAATTGCGGATGCTGCGAAACGTGCAGGCAAAGTTCAAAACATGGTTATTCTATGGGCTAGTGAAGGTAATAACGGAGACAATATGTACACTTATTTTGTAGCTAATCCAACTTTGATACCCGCTTACAATACGTTTAAAGTAGCTTACAATGCTTGGAGTTTTACAAATAAAGCAAGCATTAATATGCAGGGACAAAATATTTACGCTTACGATTCAATAAAAGCATTATGATAGAACTATTTTGGACTGTTTTATTTTGTTTAGGGTGGCGAATAGTTACCGACGAAGGGCAACTATTATACTTTCTTAGAAAGCCTTTTGAAAACAACGATAGCAGGATTGAGGCACTCGAATTATTGCAAAAAAAAGTACCGCCATACAATGTATTGATGCATTATTTTGGTAAGCCTTTCGTAATGTGTATTACTTGCATGGCGAGCATTTGGGGAGTAATTGTATATACAAATGTATGTACAGTTTTCGAGTGGAAATATTTAATACTTAACTGCGTAGCCGCTTCATTCATACAAACTTTTATTTGGAAATTATATGTCACTAAGTTGGATTGAAAAAAAAATGCTAAACCGCATCTGTAAAAAGATGGGTGTAAAAGTTACTAAGGATAACTTAATCTTCGCCTTTCATGATTTGGAAGGTAACGGATATTATAAGTTTCCAAAGGGGTTAGAATTACCACTTAGCCGGATTGCAAAGGTGCAAGAATACCTAATGTGGCTATCGAAGGGAGTAAGCCAAGAGGAGTATTTAAAAGCCCTAGAAATAGCAGAGGAGGCAATGAATAACGGAATAAAGGACGCTAAAGGAATGGCTAAAATTGGATTCGTTTTAGGCGAATTAAAGGAGCGTTCAAAAATGGTTATTCACGATGAATTGTTTTACAATATCATCGCTTGCCAAATGGTAAGACAGGATGAAAGCGTAACGGAGTTTAATAACGAAATCCATATGCAGAAAGTGGAAGCATTTAAGGAGTTGGATAAGTTAAACGACACTTTTTTTTTGAACATTCAAGAATTCTTAACAGCATTAAACTTGTCGAATATTACCAAAACACAATACGAAAACTTAATGAGCGCATCGGTAGCAATAAGAAAGGCAATGGCGGCAATGGAGAGTTCGCTATCCGAACAATAATAGCAAACATGAGAGCGGATTTAAAAAAGGCTCTTATGATTATTGCAAAGGAAAATCAAGGCGAATACGAGCGAATAAGTGTAATGAAAACAGAGGATTTTTTAATAAAATATGAGTTATTTATTGATGAAGTAAAGGTTAAGCAAGAAAAGCAGCAATGGCAACAGAAACCGACAAAATAGTAGTTGATTACGAGGCGAATGTCAAGGGCTTAACGGCGCAATTAAAAACCGTTCAAACCGAAATGGCTAAGACTGAAAAGGCGGGTGTGGATGCTGCTAAAGGTACGGAGGATGCATTCAAAGGAACAGAAAAAGCGGCGCAATCTTTAAAATCACAACTAAATGATTTAAAGGCTCAATTAGCGATTGCAACAGACCCGAAAGATGTTGAGCGATTGGCTAAAGCTGCGGGTGAAATCAAAAACAAACTTGACGATGCTACAAAAGCGGCACAAATATTTGCATCCGATTCAAAGTTTGAGCAAGTAGGAACAGCACTTAGAGGAATAGCAGGAAATCTTCTATCGCTTAACTTCAAACAGGCAGCCGACCAATCTAAGTTATTAGTAGCAGCAAGCAAGCAGATTACTTTCAAAGAGGCTTTAGGAGGGATAAAGGATTTAGGTGTAACGCTTGGCAATATCGGCAAGTCCTTGCTTTCAAATCCGTTATTTTTGCTCGGCTCTGCTATAACATTAATTATTTCAAACTTTGATAAGCTGACTAAGGCGGGTGGAGCTATTGGTGCTTTTTTTAGTGGCATATCCAATATAATAAGCACAATCACAGGCGGAATATCAGATTTAGCGGATGCAATAGGGCTTACGGATTCCAAGTCACAAGCATTAGCAGCAAGTCAAAAGAAGCTATCAGAAGAAACAATTAAATATCTAAATGATGTTGCGCTAGCTATCGAAAAAAACAATCTATTAATAAAACAAAATTTAGGAATATTAACAGGTGAGGAGGCAAAAAGATTGTCGCTTAGTAAATCATTTTTAGCAGAATATACAGCAGAGGTAAAAAAGCAAAACGATGAAATAGCCAAAGCAAGAAAAGAAGCAAATCTAAATCGAATAACAGAATCATTTGACGAAAAAATACAATTACTTGCGGATGAAAAAAGATTTCAAGCGGTTGAGGCTAACATAAAAGCGCAGCACGTTGAGGTTTTAAAAGCTATTCAGGCAAAATACCAATCAGATGTTGAAGTAGTAAATTCAGAGGCGGTAAAAGCGCAAAGGGATATAGATATTAAAGCAGCCAAAGAAAGGGAAGATAGGCTTCGTGCGGAACTTGAAAAACTAAAGGCTATAAATAAAAAGTTTGCCGAAGATAATACCATTACTCCCATACCATTAAAAGGAACAAGCGAAGCTGATAAGCAAAAAAAGACTGAGAAAGATTTAAAGAAATCACAAAAAGCAATTACAGATAATTTTGCAGCTTCACAACAGGCGCAAGTTGACGCAGCAAAAGCAGCATCCGAAGAGTTAGCAAAAATTGAAAAGGCAAAACAGGATATTCAGCAAGAAACTATTGATTTGGTTTTCCAAAGTTTAGACATTTTAAAGGAATTAAACAATCGTAGATTAAACGAAACGCTAGATAAAGAAAAAGCGGTTTCCGAAGAAACTATTTCTATTTACGATGAAGAGTTAAGAACACGCCAAATATCAAAAGAGCAATACGATAGAAAGGTAGCGCAAGAAAACAAAAGGCTTGCCGAAGCTGAAAAGAAAGCTAAAAAAGATGCGTTTGAAAGCGATAAAAGCATTGCAATTGTACAGGCTGCAATAAACACAGCACTTGCGGTAACTAAAGCATTATCTTCAACGCCTTATCCATATAATTTAATACTAGCGGCATTAGTTGCTGCGTCGGGTGCAGCAGAAATAGCGGTTATTAATTCACAGCCTACACCAAAATTTGAAAAAGGTGGAAAGGTAAAAGGCGCAAGACATAGTGAAGGAGGTGCTTTAATCGAAGCCGAAAAAGACGAGTGGATAATTAACCGCACCCAATCAATTAAGCACGATAAGCTACTTGAATCAATTAACAAGGGAAAGGTAGAATCATTTATTAATGAAGTTTATTTAGCCCCTGTTTTAAGAAAGCAGATGCAAAAACACGAGGAGAGTAAAAACAAATCATTCG